GCTACTATTGCAGGTCCTCAAGGCGGAACTAGTTTGAACGGACAAAGCCTAAAAGCTGAAGCACAAAGCGAGATGGATAAACTTGAAGAAGAAGTTAAAACACAAGTTTCAGGTGGTGCAGGATATAGCTTCCTAATAGGCTAAAAACCTTCAAAGTTAACGCTAACGATTTTGGTTCTTTGTAAATACGTTATAATGAATCTTTCTGATTACAAACAAGAGTACAGACTATTTTATATGGTTAAAGGCCATTTAAATACAAGTCATACTACTATCATGCTAAGTGCAGATAGTTATTTCCGTAGACTTTGGAACAACAATGAAGCCTATTTACGTGAAGAGGGGTTTGAAGAAGCCTTCAAAAAAGTACTTGACAACTCATAAAAAATACCTTATAATAAACACTAAGACTATAACTTAGGAAATATTATTATGATTATTGGCATATGTGGATTAATTGGTAGCGGCAAAGGCACAGCTGCTGATATTCTAGTTGATGAACACGGATTTACAAAACTGTCTTTTGCAGATAAACTCAAAGATGGTGTAGCTACTGTATTTGGCTGGGATCGAGAAATGCTCGAAGGCGAAACTGACAAAAGTAGAGAATGGCGAGAGAAAAAAGATTCTTTTTGGAGCTCTGAAACAGGCCGCACTATTACTCCAAGACTAGTACTACAGGAATTTGGTACAGATTGTATGCGACACGGATTTGATGATGGTATTTGGGTTAGTCTTGTTAAGAAACAAATTACACAGTCTCCCAATACTAATTTTGTAATACCCGATGTAAGGTTTCCTAATGAAGCAAATATGATTAAAAGTATACACGGTGAAGTATGGCGTGTAATGAGAGGCCCTGATCCTGTTTGGTTCCGTATGTATCAAGATATCGGAGTCGAGCCCAAAGATGTACACGAAAGCGAATGGCGTTGGGCAAACGTAGATTTTAATGCACAGGTAAACAATAACGGAACACTAGACGATCTTAAAAATCAGGTACAAGGTCGCCTTGCTTCCACTTTACACCCTGTTTCTGCATAATACGTTGACAGTTTGCACATATAGTTTTAAGGTTACTAGGCCTACAATTATTTAAATCACCGTCAATATGAAACACATTAAACTGTTCTTCGTATTTTGAATGGTAGTTACATTTTTCGCATGAGCTCTTTTTCTCATAACCTCGTTGTCGCCATTTAGGAACTCCGTGATTTAATCCATTACGTAAGCAACGCTCACAAAGTTTTCGATAGTAGGTTTTGTTGCCTTTTTTATAATTAACGGCCGCAGGTCTCTGTTTACATTGGCATAAAGGTCTCATATTGTATTTACCTCACCTTTTTGGTACCTTTTTATGGGGATATATACGTACCTTTTTTTTCATATCTGCTAAATACATATAGCAAAAGATTCCAACAGGAGAAATAATATGGCTTTAACATCACCAGGAGTACAGGTTAGCGTAATCGACGAAAGTTTTTACACACCAGCTGAACCAGGTACAGTGCCTATGATTTTTGTTGCTAGTGCATCAAATAAAACAAATGCAGCAGGAACAGGAACAGCACAGGGCACACTAAAAGCAAATGCAGGGAAACCTTATTTGCTTACTTCACAAAGAGATTTAGCGGACACATTTGGAGATCCGATATTTAAAACAGATAATAATAACAATCCAATTCATGCAGGCGAACTAAACGAATACGGCTTACAAGCTGCTTACTCACTATTAGGTGTAAGCAACAGAGCATTCGTTGTACGTGCTGATATTGATTTAGGAGAGTTAGAAGCTACAGCGGACGCACCAAGTGCAAATCCCTTAGCAGGCACATACTGGTTTGATACAGATGGTTCAAGATACGGTATACAGCAATGGAATAGTAATGCTGTTAATACTACAGGCGGACAAACTTTTACAACAAAGACACCTACAGTAATTTTTAAACAAAATCAAGTTGTTGATTATGATGGAGGAGATTATACTCCATTAGGTTCACTTGGTGCTATTGGTGATTACTTAATAGTAGCAGTTACAACTATTAATAAATTATGGTATAAAAATACAAGCGGTGCATGGGTAGCAGTTGGAAGCAGCGATTGGATTAAAAGTTGGCCTACAGTAAAAGGTAATAACGCAAATCCAAGTTTCGCAGNAACAGCAGATATTACAGTAAACGGCACTACAATATCAGTAGGTGCAAATACAGTAACTGATGTAGCACAATCTATTACTAACGCATTAATTCCAGGAATTAGTGCAGCTGCAGTTGACGGATTTTTAGAAATATACAGTGATGGAACAAGTTCAGGTGCTGATGATTCAAGTACAGGAGGACCAGTTGTAATTGGTGGTGACGCAACTAGACTTTCAGAGCTTGGTATTACAGCAGGATCTTTCCTTCCTCCAGCATTACAAATTTCAGCACATACAAGTGTTCCGACTTGGAAAACAACTGATACTGGAACTTCAAGACCATCTGGTAGTATTTGGTTTAAAACAACAGTTCCAAATGGTGGTGCAAAACTAAGTGTTAAACTTTGGAATGCAACTACATTACTATGGGACGAAATTTCAACAGCAATGTATCCAGATGCAGCATCAGCAATTTATGGTTTAGATTCAACAGGCGGTGGAGCAAACCTAGCAATTGGCGACTTGTATGCTAAAACTAATGTAGCAAATGATGCTTTAGCAATGGGCAATTTTACAATTTTCCGTAGACAAGCAAGTGGCGCAACTAAAATTAGTAGTGCAATTATTACAGGTGCAGTGCCAGGAGCAGGTACACATAACTTTACAATGTCAAGCACAAACAAAGGCAGTGCTGCATTTAGTACACCTGTTACTGTAAATGTTACAGTAACTGGTAGTGCAAGCGGTGATGCAGAACTAATAGCATCAGCTATTACATCAGCAGGAGTTGCTAACGTAAGTGCAACAGTTGATGCATCAAACAGAGTTGTAATTAGCCATTCACAGGGCGGAGAAATTAAATTTGTTGACACAACTGGATTATTAAATGCAATGGGATTCAAACCATTTGTAAGCACAGATGCAACAACTACAGCAAACTTAGTATTTGTAGATGGTACAACTAATGCTACAAGTCCAAAGCAATTCCAAGCTAGTAACTGGCGTGTACTAACATACACAGCAAGTGCTGATGCTGTTACATCATTAGCATCACAAGGCCAATTATGGTATAATTCAATTGTTGACGAAGTAGATATGCTTTATCACAATGGTACAACTTGGGTAGGATATGGAGATTCAACAGCATATCCAACAGCAGACCCAGAAGGACCTATTGTTTCAGCTACTATGCCAACACAACAAAGTGACGGAAGTGCATTGGTAACTGGTGATCTTTGGATTAGTACAGCAGACTTAGAAAACTATCCAACAATATATCGTTACAATGTAGATATTTCAGGAACAACAGCACAAAAATGGGGTGCACCATTAGATAGTAGTGATCAAACTACTGAAAACGGCGTACTATTTTCAGATGCACGTTACGGAACAGGACCTGGAACAACAACAGTTGCACCAAGCGGAACTATTCCAGCATTGTTAGCAAGTAACTATTTAGACCCAGATGCACCAGATCCGGCACTATATCCAAAAGGTATGTTGTTATGGAACCTAAGACGTTCTGGATTTAATGTAAAACGTTTTGAGCGTAACTACATTGATACAACAAGCGAAAACAAACGTCAGTCAGATGAGTCAATGGAAAACTATTATCCACATAGATGGGTTACAGAATCAGGTAACCAAGCTGATGGTTCAGGTAGTTTTGGACGTAAGGCACAGCGTAAAGTTGTTGTACAAGCGTTACAAGCAGTAGTTAATTCAAATGATGATATTAGAGATGATGAATCAAGATTGTTTAACTTAATGGCAACACCAGGTTATCCAGAACTAATTGGAGAGATGATTAGCTTAAACAATGATAGAGGCTTAACAGCATTTATTTTAGGTGACTCACCATTCCGTTTAACACCAGATGCAACATCATTAAATGATTGGGCAACAAATGTTAATACAGCAGTTGAAGATAACGACAATGGATTAGTTAGTAGAGATGAATACTTAGGTGTATTTTATCCAGCAGGATTTACAAGTGATAACTTTGGTAACAATGTTATAGTTCCAGCTTCGCACATGATGCTAAGAACTATTGCACTAAGTGATCAAGTTAGCTATCCATGGTTTGCACCAGCAGGCACAAGACGTGGCGGAATAACTAACGCTACATCAACAGGCTATGTAAATGCAGAAGGCGAATTTGTTGCAGTAGCACTTAATGAAGGACAAAGAGATACATTGTATTCAAGTGCTGTTAACCCAATTACGTTTATTACAGGTGCAGGACTTGTTAACTTTGGACAAAAAACTCGTGCAAGAGGCGCAAGTGCATTAGATAGAATTAACGTAGCACGTTTGGTTATCTACTTACGTAGTCAACTTAACACACTTGCTAAGCCATATATCTTTGAGCCTAATGATAAAATTACACGTGATGAGATTAAACAAGCAGCAGAGAGTTTGTTACTTGAGTTAGTCGGACAGCGTGGATTGTATGATTACCTAGTAGTTTGTGATGAATCAAACAATACTCCAAGCAGAATTGATAAGAATGAGCTATACTTAGACATTGCTATTGAACCTGTAAAAGCAGTAGAGTTTATTTACATACCGCTAAGACTTAAAAATACTGGAGAAATATCAGGACTTTAAACTGATAAATATATATAACAGGAGCAGACTAAATGGCAATTTCAACACTATCAAAAATTACAGTTCCACTGGCTAGCGGAGATTCCGCTAGTAATCAGGGACTTTTAATGCCAAAACTCCAATATCGCTTTAGAGTGAGCTTGGAAAACTTTGGCGTTAGTACACCAACAACAGAACTTACAAAACAAGTTATTGACGTAACTAGACCTAACGTAAGTTTTGAACAAATGACACTAGACGTATATAACTCACGTGTGTACCTAGCAGGTAAACATACTTGGGAACCAATTACATTGAACTTACGTGAAGATGTAAACAACAATGTACAAAAACTAGTTGGCGAACAGCTTCAGAAACAATTTGATTTCTATGAGCAATCAAGTGCAGCATCAGGACAAGATTACAAATTTACTACACGTATTGAAATCTTAGACGGTGGTAATGGCGCAAACGTACCAAATGTATTAGAAACATTTGAACTATACGGCTGTTACTGTGAAAGTGCAAACTACAACAGTTTAGCATATTCAAACTCAACTGATCCAGTAAGTGTTACACTAGCTATACGTTACGATAATGCAATCCAATCACCACAGGGTACTGGAATTGGTACAGCAATTGGACGTACAGTTAACACAGCAGTAACTGGCGGCGGCGCATAATAAAAATAAAATACATTTAGTCTTTTTAAAGGGAGCCATTGCGCTCCCTTTTTTCTTTATATACGTACTTTAATAAGTTGGATAAATATTAGTATGGCAAATAAATTTAATGGATTACTAGACTCAATAGCAACAGGCGCACTTTCACCTAAAGGAAACTTAGGTGACTGGCAACACGGATCTCGGCTTTATGTTGATAATAACATGCGCCTTGCTCCTAGAAGCAAATTTAATTATCATGTACAATTTGTTATTACACCCGAAGCTCAAGGGTTAATTCCAAAACTTCTTAATGGTGCTGCTACCAACGAAATAGGAATGCTAGTAAAAAATGCAACTTTGCCAAGCTACTCTGCTAAAGTTGAACAAAAAAAACAATATAATAGAATTAAAAACGTACAAACTGGTATAGAATATGATCCGGTTAATATAACAATGCATGATGACAATCAAGGATTAACAACAGCATTCTTACAAGCGTATTATAGATATTATTTTGCTGACGGTAATCAACGAATAAACGGCGGCACAGCATACAAAATTAATCCACACAACACATACGAAGGCAAATCGCCAGATGGTGCAGCACCTTATAGATTTAAATATGGTATGGATACTAATAATCCTGGTGTACCTTTTTTCAAAGAAATTAAAATTAGCACAATGGCAAGAGGCGAATATGTAACTTATACTCTTGTAAATCCTTTAATTACACAATGGTCACACGATGATGTAAGTAATGCCGACG